AGATCCCTTGCTTTTACTGTGTTTTTATACAGTATACCTACATGGAAAAATGGTCAACGCCTTAAGAGCACAAAATGTTAATTCCATGTCAGTAAGCAAAAATAAAACCCGCCGTAGCGGGTTGAATAATATGGCATTTTTATGCAGCAATTTCTTTCGATTGACAAAACTCAGGGAGATTTGCTCTCACAAGCGCCTCGGCGAACGACGGCGGAACTGCGTTTCCGCAGCGGGCTACCTGCTTGTCCTTCGCATACTTCACGCCGCGGTAGTCTCTGTCGATGATGTACCACTCAGGGAAGCCCTGCGCCCGGTATAGCTCATGTGGCTGCAGCATGCGCATGCCGATATCTACGATGCGGTACACCACACCTTCGATGGTCACCAGCCCGGTGCTGTCCGGGCCGCAGTATTCGCGCAGGAACTCCAGTGCCTGCTGCGCGCGCAGCTCGTCGTACCCGTCAACGGCAAGCAGTGTTTTCACTTCTCCCACATGCGTGCCGCCGGCGGTAACAGTCGGCATCGGCTCATCGGTGCGCTGCCCGTCCCGGCAGGTGCCGCGAAGCTTCACCAGGTGAGAAGTAACCGTGGCGTGGTGATTTCCCGTGGTGATGGTATGCGTAGGCTTCCCCACTTCCCCGCCCGGATGACCAGTGTTATTGACCATCAGATGCGCAGCGACAACCGCATGATGATCGACAGTTGTCACTGAATGCATCGGCTCGTCCATGCCCACCCCAGCCCCCTGGTAATTCCCGCCATAGTGCTTAACCAGATTAGCGGCCACCAGCCCGAACTTGCCGCCACCGGCGACGACCGTGCCCAGTGGCTTATGCAGACCTAGTACGCGAGGCTCCTGCCCAGGGCGTTCGCCATAGCCCATCTGAATAAGCGTGGGCATCACCAGCTGAGATTTTCCGCCGCCACCAGCAGTGATTGTCGCGCTGGGTTCGTCTGCCCGATGTCCTACGCTGGCGCCGAACTGCCTGGCGATAACAGGGGCAACCACGCACGCACGGGACTGTTTCATGATGGTATGAGCTGGCTTGTCCAGCGGTCGCGGCTTCGCCTGGTATTCACTGCCGCCGTTGCCAGCCAGGAACGGTGTAAGCGCTGCCTCAACTACTCCGAGAGCATGCCCATTGCCGCCCGGGCGCCGGGATGTGCCAGCGGTGACCGTTGGTACCGGCTCAGTTACTGGTTGCCCAGTGGCACCGGTGCGGAACTTGGTCAAGTGCGGCACGGCTATCGCATATCCATGGGTTTTGGTAATGGTCTGCAGCGGTTCCTCCAGCGCCTGGTCGCGGAAGCAGTCGTATTTACCTTTCGTCGTGGTGTGGTTGCACTTCACGATAAACGGCGCCGGGTTATCCAGGACGAAACGCTGTATACCGCGGGCGATGCGCTTCAGCGTGTTCTCCGCCAGCGGCTTTTTGCGATCAAAGATAGACGGCGCACCAATCGACCAGTCGATACACTCTGCGGCGGTCCGCCATGGCGCCAGTCTGCCCATTTGGACAGCTGGCGACTTCGGATCCGCGTGGGTTGCTTGCGGCCAGGCGATCGGCTGCCCATCCCGGCGAATCACCATGAAAAAGCGTTTCCTGATGGTCGGAGCGCCATAGTCGCATGCACGTAGTTCGCGATAGTCCACGTCATAACCGAGCCCGGCCACCAGCTGATGCACCTGCTCACTGTCCGGTGACAATTGCAGGAACTCGCAGCATTCCAAAAGCGCAGGGTGATCAGCGGGCACGCCGGTGCTCAGCATGCCAATAAACGCCTCGAATGTTTCACCGGAGCGCTCAGGATCCGGACGCATCTCTCCGACCAGCAGCGGCCCCCACGTTTTAAACTCTTCCACGTTCTCCAGCATCATCACGCGCGGGCCGACTTCCAGCGCCCAGCGAATCACGATCCATGCAAGACCGCGTATGGCTTTCTCAACCGGCTTAGCGCCCTTGGCTTTTGAGAAATGACGACAGTCCGGCGAGAACCAGGCGAGCCCTACTGGGCGACCGGCAGTTGCAATCTTCGGCTTAACCTCATACACGGATTCGCAGTAGTGCAACGTGTCTGGGTGGTTGGTGGTGTGCATCGCCACGGCGTTCGGGTCGTGATTGATCGCAATGTCCACGCTCCGGCCGGTAGCCAACTCAATGCCCGTGCTCGCCCCGCCGCCTCCGGCAAAGTTATCAACGATAATCTCTCTCACGCGTATTCCTCCATGGCGGCTGCCAGAGAACGGGCAGCAGCGACAATTGACGGTACCGGCATTCGTTCCAGCCACATCCGATTGATGTGATGCTGCAGGCGGCGCTGGTGGTGCGCCGGGAGATCCCCGGCGTTTTCAATCTGGCTGTAGACCATTCCGACTTCGGCAGGCCAGACAGTTTCTGATACCTCCACAAGCAGCAGGCTTTCCAGTTCAGCTACTCGCCTGCAGGCGTATTGCAATAACGGGTCCATATCAGCCCTCCTCGTAGAAGCGGACACCGGCATTAGCAAGAGCAGCCAATACATCATCGCGTGCATACCATTCGCCGTCAGGTTCTTCTGAGCAAGAATATGAATGCACGTCAAAGCGCTGCGGCAGCCTCACTTCCCGCGCCTCCAGTTCTGCTACGCGCTTTTCAAGAGCGCCTTTCTCGCGTATTAATCGCTCAACGGTGAGCGGGGGGAATCCACTTTCTGCTGCTACCAGCTTTGATTCCAAATGTTCAATAAATTCCCTCAGCACGTCGGCGCGGTGCTTACCCCAGGGCTTAATAACGTCAAAACGTTTATCAGTCTGCACCCAATCTGTCTTATCGCTGTATTCCATGAATGCGGTTCGGAATAATTCAAGTTTCACGCGAAGACCGTCACCGCATTCATGATTCCCGCTGCGCCCTCTCTCAAAGGAAAATCCGCAGTCACAATAAAAAACGTTATCTTTCTCGGTGATCATTCTGTTGCTCCCCGGTGCGTAAAACGCTCCCTGTCAAAGTCGATAACTGCGCGCTGGTCGCGGAAGATGCCGCAGCGACCATGGCGGATCAGATTCCCCCGTTCCACCGCAACTCTTATGTATTTCTCAGCGGTGGTGCGATGCAGACCAAACATTGCAACAATGTCTTTGGTCGTCGCGTGGCCATGCTTCTTCACCATCTCGATGATCCAGGCGATGAACAGGCTGCGTTCCTCTTGGGTCTTAGGCCTTGCCATTTTCCACCTCCGCGTTTACCAGATGCTGAACGAGATGTTTATGCCGACCGACTACGCGCACCGCATCGCGCAGTTTCTCCAGGCTCGCCAGCTTGTTTCTGGCGCGGCGGATTTCGCGGGAGATCACCCGAGCGGTCGGAATGGTCTGGGCAGTTGCTCGCCCTTCGGTGAACGAGGGGATCTCCCTGATAATCTGCGCGATATCCTTCGGCTGCGCGGTAGCGGCCAATTCAGGCTCAGCACTGACTGCGGTTACAGATTCAGCAGCAGGTTCTGGCTCCGGTTCTGTCGAGGACGCCGGCAGCGACCAGGTTACGCCTTTGCCCTGCCCGTTCTTAACCACAACGCCCTGGCGCTCCAGCGCGTGAAGTACAGAGACCATCCCACGGGCATTGCGATTGACGGCCGCGGCCAGCGAAACTGTCGTCATTGCCCCCTGCTCACGCAGCTGCTGTCGGACGACATCAGGATCAACGGGTTCCGGCTCCTCACCTTTCAGACGCGGGGCCGGATTCACAGGAGCCTTTGGCGTTGACTGCTGAGGCTGACCTGTCACGGTACCGATGAACCAGCCACCATCGCCAAAATCGCATAACCCCTGGTCACGCTGCTCACGTAACATGGTAAGCGCATCAACCGGGTCGATATCCAGACGGGCTGCCACTTCGCGGTATGTCGCCCGGCCCATTTTTTCCAGTACTTGAATTACGGTTTTCATAGCTTTCCTTCCGAAATTATTTAACAGGACGCAGGTGCGACACTTTTGTGCGGTAGCTTGACCAGTCAAAGTTCACCCAGATACCGCCATCCATCTGAAGACGGTCCATAACGCGCGCGCCCAGGGTGTTGACCAGTTCACCGTGATTCAGGTTGGTAAGAATGCCAACCGGACGCATCGAGGAGAGTCGGCGGTCAATGACCTGATTGATGATGACCTTCTCGCCGCTGGAGCCTCGCTGAATACCGACCTCATCCAACACCAGGAGATCAACATTGCACAGGTCATTTAGCAGTGACGATTCGGACTGTCCGTCGTCGTAACATTCACGAACACGGAGCATCAGGTCAGGGATGGTCACCACCAGAACCGAGTGGCCAGCGCCCAGCAGGTGATTGCCTATTGCCGCGGCGAGGTGGTTCTTACCGGTTCCTGGCGCTCCACTGAATACAAAGCTTGCGAAGCTGCCGCCGCCGAAGTTCTGCGCGTAGCTTTTTGCCATGCTGTATGCCTGGCGCTGCTCCGGACCATTCACCTCGTAATTTGCGAACGAGCAACTGCGATGCAGTGCCTGGATGCCGGCACGACCGAAAATCTTTTCTGAGCGGGCGCGCTGGTTCATCTTGTCGATTTCGCCGGACCGCTTACGACCTTCGGTTTCCTGCCACGCCTGCCACTCTTCAACGCTGGTGAATTTTGGCTGAACGCTGGCCGGGATGATTTTCTTCAGGCGCTCGAGTGCGCTGCCAGTACCCATAACGTTTTTCATTGATGCCCCCTGAAACCTGGTGGAATTTTGCTGTCAGGCTTGGATATCTGGTTCACGTCACGGCCAGCCTTGCTGCCGCCAAAGGCGAATTTCGGTTTGAACAGGCCCTGATAACCATTGGCAATGCTCGCATTTATAACGGCTACCGGATCGTGGCCTTCGTCCAGACACTCTTTCAGCAGGTTGAAAGCCTTGGTCACTGTCATCTCGGTTTTAATGGGCTTACCGGCCTGGCGACGGTATGTGACCCATTCCTCCCAAGAGGTTGCATTCAGCCATTCAGGGATCGGCACACTGAGCGGGTCAAACTTAACCTTCCCCTTTGGGGGATTAGAGGGGGTTAGATCTGTTTTTATATTTGTCTTTGGAAGAATGTCTTTGGTGTTCCCTGTTTCCGGGGATCCCTTTCCCTGTTTTCGGGGATAACCATCCCCGTTTTCAGGGATGGTTTGACGGTTATTTTCACCATCCCCGTTTTCAGGGATAGCTATCCCTGTTTTAGGGGATAACCATCCCTGTTTCTGGGGTTGGTAATAACTGACTTCTGGGATTGAGATAACCCATGTGACAGTTTCAGCAGCCGGGAAAGCCGCTGGGCATCTTGTGCAATTTGGCTTTGCGTAGGCCCACTTATCCAGGTGGGTATTAATCCCAATGTATCTGGTTTGCCCAATGCGGCGGAGGATGATGATGTTCCGATAAGCGAGACTCAGCACCGCTTCTGAAACGTGCTTCACCTTCAGTGTGGTTTTGTCCGCAATGAGGCTATTGGCTATCCTGTCCGACTTTTTGGACCAGCCATAGGTCAGGCGGACTATAGCGTTCAGAACGCGGAATTCGCGGCCCGATAGCTCGACGATACACAGGGCATCCTGGATCTGGTTGGCTAAACGCAAATAGCCGTTCTCCAGTTCAGCCATGCGACTCTCCTGCTTCCCCTCTTGCGTAGGGAATTTGTAAATTTCAGCGGTGTTTGACATACTGCTCTCCGCAACTACCGGACGTATTTGCACCCGAAGGCCGTTGGTGTTCGCGCACCGCGGCTTTCACCTTTTCAGAACAGACCCTGCTGCTTCTCACGCTTAACGCGTTTCGACTCCAACCGATCTGCCGGAACTGTCTGTTTCTCTGCCCACAACTTCGCGTGACGCAAAACATCATCGAAAATCCTCCCCTTACGACTTGCCTGAGACATTCGTCTGTACATATCGACGGCCTGAAATGCCCCCCCCTGCGCGACAGCTGCGGTGAAGCCCTGCCGGATAAGTTCTTCGCGAACGTGCTTTTCAATAAATTCGACATGATTCACTGCGCACCTCACATGACGCCTGGGCCCATGACCGCGAGACCACTCAGAACCTGAACAACAGCCTCCCCTGGCAGAAGCGCCAGCAGGTGTTCAATGCCCTCTCTCACCTCTTTCACCAGTTGGTGCTGTGGCGCCTTCAGAATTACCGCGCGTTTCGCTTCGCTGATTTCCTTCTCCATTGCAGCGAATCGGGTCATGAAACAATCCTGAGAAACGAGACGACCGCGAAATTCCAGCGGCAGAACAGCCATAATTGCCGGGGTAAGTAAGCGAACATTCGCCTTTGACGTCGGGGTGGCGCCATCGAGCCAGCGAAATAGCTTTTGACGCTGGCGGCTAAGGTCGGCCGGAAAATCCAACTCATGACCGCCCTGTCGCTCCCATTCTTCGACAATGAGTCCGGCAACCACATCCTGGTTGTTGATGGATGAGGCCCAAGCGCGGACAGCATCACGAATTTTTTCCGGGCTAATTTCCTTTTCTCGTTCCTGATAACGGTTTATCAGTTGGTTACCGAGAAAAGCGGTATCTTGATGAGTGTTTAGAGCTTGCATGATTACGCTCCTTGCTTTGGTAGTCCGTCGGTTGGGTTTGGGTAAGCCTTTGGATCGATCTCATGTGGAGTTACAGCCCAGTTGAGAAACTCACAAAGTTGGATAATTCGCTTCTGGGGAACCCCATTCTCGTGAATCCATTTTCCAACTGCCTGCCCGCTGATACCAAAGTGCTTTCCGATACATGCACGAGAAGCGGCTTTGCTGATTTTTTCTTGGATATCTTTGTTCATATGCTCTCCTTCAGTAGATGGATCGAAGCATACACGACGAAAGTTTATGTTTCAACAAACGAAACATATTGTTTTAGTGCCTAGCGAAACCTTAGGTTGTAAAATGAATTTATGAATGAGATGACCAACTCGGTTTTTGCCAAAAGAATTCAACAAGTCATGACTGAAAAGGGCTGGAATAAATCCGACCTTGCGAAAAAAGTCATGCTTTCGCATACGGCTGTGCAGAATTGGGCTAAAGGTAAAAGCGTTGCCAGCGGAGATAGATTAAAACGCCTGGCAGCTGCTACCGGAAAGCCAGAGCATTGGTTCTTCTTGCCTTCTGATGTTTACGAAGAGGGTGTGTCTGGAGAGCAGCCAGCTCAAAGACAGCTGGATGAGACAGAATTGGTTATGCTCTCATTGTTTAACCAGTTGCCTGAGGCTGAAAAGTTAAGGCTAATCCTTCATACCCAAGGAGTTCTGCGCGACATAGAGCTTCTGAAGAGTGATGTTTTTGACCTTATAAACAACGCTAAAAAGTAAAAACGAAACATCCAATTGGAAAAGGCACCTTCCGCGTGCCTTTTTTTTTCGCCCCCACACGAAATAAATACTTTCATCGCACTTTACAATCGAAACTTATTGTTGCACACTTCATTCCATCGACAACACGCGCACCGTTGTCAGGTTAAGAAATGTTCCGCCAGCCTGGCGACAAGGGCAAACAAGGGGATTGAGATGAAAGGCAACCCATCAGTACCAAACAGCGGTCGCGCTGTTCCAATGCGCAACCAACGAACCGGAGCAGCATGGCTGGTCTCTTTTAACTACAGCGACGGCACTTACTGGCATGAACCGCAGGGAAATCTGCGTCACATACGCCGGCCATATGCCTCACGCAGCATCGAACCGCATCTGGTCCCGGCAGGTACGCACTGATGAATACTCTTTTTGCATTAGTGCTGACGATTGGCATGACCAATGGCGATTTCCAGGACGTAGTGGTTGATGTCTATGAGAGCCAGCAGCAGTGCGAACAGGCAGCTGTTGAACAGCACGTGACAGGAAACTGTTACCCGGTAGAAAAAATTGTACGCGCCGATGAGGTTCCAGCAGACACCACGGCGAAATTCTGAGGAGACGATGATGTTGAAGAAATGCGCGTACTGCCGCAAGCCGATCGAGCAAGGGAAGGAAGTTAAAAACGAACTGCTCTTCATCCACGGCTCGCAGCTGAAACGCGAACAACGCGATTACTGTTCAGTACGTTGCGCTTCGTTCGACCAGATGGCTCACGAAGCATAACGAAAACCCCGCGCAAGGCGGGATTCACGTCCGGTGCCACCGACCAAAGTTACACCGGAATTTATACCAAACCAAAAACACACCCAATGGGCGCTATCTCTGGCCCGGGGATCTTACATCCAAAAATGAGGATCTGACATGGAATTTTTCCATCTGCTTAAAGCCAGTCAGAAGTCTGGCAAGAAAGATGCGGTGATTTGGTTCACTGCGAAAAGTGCAGCCCGCGCCAATCTTCAACTCGATGTGGCACTGGAAGAAGCCGGCATTGAAGAAACTGGCCGCGGTAAAGACTACGCCAAACCGATCCGCACCGATTTCCCGGTATATAACGACCTGCCAGAAGAGGGCGCAGTAGATTTCACCTGGTGCGAGCGCTACGAACTGCAGGAAGACGGCCGCACCTGGCTGCCAAAGGCTGGCGCTGGGTCACCTGAAATCGTGGGCAACACTGCCGCACCGGAAACGACCGTTAAAGTCGAGACTACCGACGAGAGTGTCACGCTTGAAAACCGCACTCCAGCGGTCCGTTTTGCCTTCCACCTGACCAGCGACAAATATCAGACGCATATCAGCAAAGAGCAGCAACTGGCTGCCAGCGAAATGTCACTGGATGAAGGCAACACCTATCTCCAGAACCTGCTGCTGGCGAAGAACGACATCCCTCAAGTTGCAGAACTCAGCCTGAACGCTGAGTGGAAGATGATCCAGGCTGTTAAGGAAATTTTCGCACCAAACGAAGAACATGAAGTTAAGGTGCTTGCCGCCTTTATGGCTGACTGGGTAAGAGTCGATGCCGGCGACCGCAATCAGTTAGTTGCAGAATGGAATGGTGGAAAGCTGACCCTTATCAAATCAGAAAGCACCACCAATGAAAATAGCTCGGCTGCTCAGGAAAACGTTAATGATGGCGGTATCCAGATTGGCGAGTACGACGACGAAAACACCCGTTATCCAGTGTGCAGAATGCCCTTCCGTAAACAACTGCTGTCTCAACTGACAGCGGACCAGATTCGCCATCACCTCGTCCGCGAAGAGTACGAAGCTATCAGCGCGCTGGAGATGGACACTGACAACAGCTACGTCCAGAACCTGCTGCTGGCGGCAGAAAACTGCGAAGAGGTTAAGGGCTACGATACCAAAGACCTGTGGCGCTACACCGACGCCATTCGCAAGGTGTTCAGCCTGGAGAAACGTCACGAACTCGCGTTGGTTCTCCGTTTCACCAAAATCTGGGCGGCGACTGATTATATCGATCGCGGCATCCTGGCGCGCGAATGGGCTGCCGGAAACCGCATCAGCAGCGTGCAGCGTACTGATTCCGGCACTAACGCTGATGGCGGCTATGTTACCGACCGCGGCGAAGGCGCGCACCATACGCTGGACACTCTCGATCTTGAGATCGCATGCGCCCTGCTGCCTATGGATTTCAACCCACACGAAATACCTGGCAGCGTACTGCGTCGCGCTAAGGAAATTGTCGCTAAAAAAGAGGAGCCGTGGAAATCGTGGAGCAACATCCTGCGTAATCAACCAGGGGTGCTGGCGGTGAACCGCATAGCAATCTTCAATCTTGTGCGTATCGCTCCTGAAAACATCCACAAGACACCAGCTGCTCATCTGGAATTTGTTAATCGAACAATGACTACAAATTTCAACTCCACAACCGAGTTAATGCCGCTCCCTTCTGCCTCTCCAGTTATTTCACGCGAAGACGTGGACAAGCAGCTGGCAGCCGAACGAGGTGAGTTTGTCGAGGGTATCAGCGACCCAACAGATCCGAAATGGGAAATGACCCACCGTGTAGCCACCGCAACTCATGAAGAGAACTTACAGCGTGTTCGTGAAGAAGGTGCGCGCCGCCGCGCTGAGGAAGCAGCCAATCAGCCAAAAGTTGAAAATCTCGGAGGTGGAATCTTCTCCATCGATGCCCTAATGGGTGGAAATACAGATCCGGTCATCAATACCTCCTCAAATGAAGTCCAAAAAACGGAAAACGCAGCGGAGACCACCAGCGATGTGCAGATGGAAACGACTCAGCCTGAGAAAGTCGAAAATACTGATCCGGTACAACCAAGCGAAGGCGCTGATGCAGCTGATACGCAAGCAGTTACCGTAGCACCGGCAGAGATACTCGCCGCTGCCGCGCCAAGCCTGGCAAATCAGGAACAGGCGAGCGTTGACCATAAAACAGATTCAGCCAGCCAGAATAGCGTTTCTGCACACCAGAATGAGCCAGAACCGGAACAAAGCGAGCCAGAACTGCAGCAGGGAGAACCAGCTGTTGAATATCCTGCTTATTTCGAGCCAGGCCGCTATGAAGGTCTGCCGAACGAGGTTTACCACGCCGCCAACGGCATCAGCTCCACCCAGGTGAAAGATGCCCGTGTGTCGCTGATGTACTTCAATGCGCGCCACGTTGAGAAAACCATCGTCAAAGAGCGCTCCGCGGTGCTGGACATGGGCAACTTGGTGCATGCGCTGGCGTTGCAGCCTGAACAACTGGACGCAGAATTCAGCGTTGAACCGGTAATCCCGGAAGGCGCATTCACAACGGCCGCGACCCTGCGCGCCTTTATCGATGAGCACAATGCCAGCCTGCCGGCGCTGCTGTCTGCCGACGACATCAAGGTGTTACTGGAAGAGTACAACGCCACCCTGCCGCCGCAGGTTCCGCTTGGCGCTAGCCTGGAAGAAACGGCGCAGAACTATATGGCGCTGCCAGCTGACTTCCAGCGTATTGATGGTGACCAGAAGCAAACGGCGACGGCAATGAAGGCTTGCATCAAAGAGTACAACGCCACCCTGCCGACGCCGGTTAAAACCAGCGGCAGCCGTGACGCGTTGCTGGAGCAGTTGGCAATTATCAACCCTGACCTTGTGGCTCAGGAAGCACAGAAACCGGCGCCACTGAAAGTGTCCGGTACCAAAGCAGAAATGATCCAGGCCGTGAAGGCAGTCAAACCAGATGCCGTGTTTGCCGACGAGTTGCTGGATGCCTGGCACGATAACCCGGAAGGTAAAGTGCTGGTCACCCGCCAGCAGATGAGCACCGCGCTGAATATTCAAAAAGCGCTTCTTGCACACCCGACCGCCGGCATGCTGCTGACCCAACCGAGCCGAGCCGTCGAGGTGAGTTACTTCGGCTTTGATGAGGAGACGGGCCTGGAAATTCGTGTGCGCCCTGACCTTGAGATCGACCTGGACGGCGTGCGTATCGGTGCAGACCTGAAAACCATCAGCATGTGGAACGTCAAGCAAGAAAGCCTGCGCGCCAGACTGCACCGGGAAATCATTGACCGAGACTATCACCTGAGCGCGGCTATGTACTGCGAAACCGCGGCGCTTGACCAGTTCTTCTGGATTTTCGTCAACAAAGACGAGAACTACCACTGGATCGCCATCATCGAGGCATCCGCTGAACTGCTGGAGCTGGGCATGCTTGAGTACCGCAAAGCGATGCGCGCTATCGCAACTGGATTCGACACAGGTGAATGGCCAGCACCAATCACTGCCGACTATACCGACGAACTGAACGACTTCGACCTGCGCCGCCTCGAAGCGCTGCGTACTCAGGCATAAGGGGAATGATGATGGAAAACATGAATATCGTAACTGCTGAGCAGCAGGCTCCAAACACTATCTCTGCCAGCAACTCAATTTTCAACGTTCAGGCACTGGGTCAGTTGCAGGCTTTCGCCGGGCTGATGGCCCAGTCTGTCGTTACAGTACCTGCGCACCTGGCAGGAAAGCCTGCGGATTGCATGGCGATTGTTATGCAAGCCATGCAGTGGGGCATGAACCCTTACGCGGTGGCGCAAAAAACTCACCTGGTCAACGGCCAGTTGGGTTACGAAGCGCAGCTTGTTAACGCCGTAATTACCAGTTCCAGCGCCATTCATGGCCGTTTTCATTATCGCTACGGCGGCGACTGGGAACGTTGCACCAAAACCAAAGAAGTGACCCGTGAAAAAATGGGTAAGAACGGTAAGTACACTGTTACCGAACGCGTTCGCGACTGGACTGATGAAGACGAAGAAGGTCTTTATGTTGAAGTCGGAGCAATTCTTCGTGGAGAAAGTGAAATAACCTGGGATAAACCTCTTTACCTGTCGCAGGTGGTTACTCGAAATTCGCCGCTGTGGGTTTCAAAGCCAGACCAGCAAATAGCCTACCTCGGCGTGAAATATTGGGCGCGCTTGTACTGCCCACACGTGATCCTAGGTGTTTACACGCCTGATGAGATTGAGCAGCCCACCGAAAGGGAAATTAATCCGGCACCGGCTCAGAAAATGAGCCTGGCTGATATCAAAAGTGAAAATGTTGTAAACAAGCAGGATTCTCAGGAGCCATCTGTAAATATCGACACTCTGGCCAAGGATTTCCGCGACCGCATTGAAGCCGCTCAGGATGTAGATAGTGCCAAAGCGCTGCGTGCCGACATCGAAACCGCGAAAGCTACGCTGGGATCTGCCCTCTTCACCGAGCTGAAAAACAAAGCCGTGAAGCGTTACTACCTGGTGGATGCACGCAACAAGGTGGAAGCGGCGATCAACTCCCTGCCCCAGCCCGACGAGCCGAATGCCGCTGACCGATTCGCGGAAGCCGAGCGCGTGCTGGCATCTTCAAAGCGTCACCTGGGCGACGAGCTGCACGATCAGTTCAGCATTACCCTGGCGGATATGAAACCGGAATACGTGGCCTAAGGGAGGCGGGAGGGTTCGCCCTCCCGGTAAAAAGATGAGCAAATCATTAAATGCACGCTGTATCCGCCGCTGGGAAGTTGAGTTCAAAGGCCTTTGTGATTCGAAGGTGAGCCCGTGGTGGCAAAAGCGCGATCTCCGAGGCTATATCCGTGAATGCGCACTGACAACTGCTGACTGCATGGTAGAGAACCTGGCCTATAACAACGCAATGCATGATTTTTTTGCTGAAAACGGCGATGACCGGGGCTGGTCTCCAGAGTTCTCGGTTTGGTACGACAGCAGCCGTCGTGAGAAGTACAGGAAAGAAGCACTGAGCTACCTCAATGAAGAGGCCAGCAACGACGAGATCGACGAAGAGATTCAGAACGAGCTGGAGGCCTGGAATGACTGAGCGCGGGATGATTTTTAACGGCGAGATGGTGCGCGCCATCCTCGACGGCAGGAAGATGCAGACGCGCAGGGTCATCCAGTCAGCAGCCAGAACTATGCAGGCACGCGGGCTCGAGGTTATCTCTCACCGTGCGCCAGGCGACAAATGGTATGGGGACTACGTCTTTTCTATGCGCGATCACAATGGCGTATGGCATGACTTCACTAACGAGCAGTTCCTAGCTAAATGCCCGTTCGGCCAGCCAGGCGATCGTATCTGGGTGAGGGAGACGTGGGCGGAGGCAGGTGCCGGAGCACCGGATCTGAAACTTTATCGGGCTAATTACCCTGCGCACGTTCCGACTCATTACGAGAACGTGCCACCGGCTGAGGATGTCCGCTGGACACCCAGTATCCACATGCCTCGCTGGGCGTCCCGCATACTACTGGAAATTACCGATGTGCGCGTTGAACGGCTGAACGATATCAGTGAGGAAGATGCGCGAGCGGAAGGGATCATTGACGGTGGTTGCCTCAATTGTGGAGAGCCGGAGCCATGTGGCTGCGCGAATCCAGAGCCTGACGCGACAGATGCCTTTGCATACCTGTGGCAATCAATTTATGGACAAGAAAATTGGAACGCTAACCCATGGGTCTGGGTGATCGAGTTTTATCGTATCGAAGGAGATGGCCATGCGACTGATTAACCGAGGTAACCAGCAATCCCCGTTAGCGCGTCAGGCATGCGACATCGCGCTGGCAGCCCACCAGCAAAGATACGGCGACTATGGGCGCAGCAAGATGAAAGAGACGTATACGGTGAAGGTTGAAGGCGTGAAGGTCTGGGTTGAGGTGGTGAACCGCAAGGCGAGCTATGTGGCCACGGCAATGACAGGCATGCGCCGCTTGCGCGCCCTTCCCGGCCAGGCGTCCTGATAAAGAATTATCAAACGGCCCCGGTTGGGGCCCTTGGAGAACGAAGATGAGCAAAGCAACGAATAAATTTGAGCTGATGAGCACTAAAGACATCTGCGGCCAACTGTGTATTTCCTCACGTACGCTCGAGCGCTACAGGAAAAGAGCCCCAAACGAGAACCCTTTTCCTGAGCCAGATTGCGCTTACATGGGTGGGCCCAATAAATGGCTAAGAACCAAAGTCACAGCCTGGCAGATTAAAGAGATGTCACGCTCAACTCGTAAGCCGATGTCTCACCTGAATCTAACCCGTGATGATAAAGGCCGCCTCACCCGACCTGACGCGGCGTGAACTCCAGAATGTCGGGCTCGACGATGCTCATAAGTCGGGCCCACCATTTACCATATGCCACTCTCATTTCCTCAACATAGGTGTGCTTGTCGTACACCGACCACACACCAGGCAGTTTGTGCCCCAGCATTATCTCGGCGATATGCGGCTCGGTTAGCTCAGAGAAATTCGTTCGCGCAGTTCTGCGTAGGTCATGAATGGTAAAGTGTGGGACCTGCTCGTTATAAGCCTTCAGCATGAACTTAACCAGGTTGCTGCTGATGCTCATGTGAAAGCCTTCGCTCATCGGTTTGTCTTCGTATTTTGAAAAAACAAAGCGTCCAGGCGCCAGCTCAATGGCCCGTTTTATCAGCGGGAGCATTTCCGGGATGATAGGTCGAATTATTGGTTTCTTTGTCTTCCGTCCTGTCTTGTGGTTTTCCCATGGAACAGTCCAGATCCCTTCTTCAAAATCAAAATGTGCGACTTCAGCCTGCCGGAGTTCGCCGACCCTGCACGCCCATATCAGTGACAATTTATAGAGGATCTTGTTTCGCTCAATGAGGCGGGAATCCTCAATGGCTCGCCAGACAATCGCCAGTTCTTTACGGTCCAGGGTTCGCTCACCCATTTGTTTCTGGATGCCGAAATCACGCCCAGACATTTCTGACAGCGGGTTAACTTCCAGCAGCTGCCGTTTCACTGCCCAGGAATAACACTGTCGGCCATTGCTGATTACGCGCCGGGTGATCTCGCTGTAACCCTGGGCCAATCGGTCCAGCACAGTGAGCCAGTTATGCAGCGTGAGCTGATGCGCAGGGTATTTACCAAGCTTAGGGAAAACGTGCAATTCGAATGTACGTAAAATCTGCCCTGCCGTTTCTTTCTGAACACACACCATTGAATGCCATTCGCGAAACAGCTCTTCGAAGGTGTACTGGCTGTTAATCTTGGCTTTGTCGAGGCTTTGCCTGATCCGTGGGTTTTCGCCACGGGCAAGAATAGCAGCCCACTTAGCGACTTCATCGCGCGCGGCTTTTAATCCGAACTCCGGATAGCTGCCGATCGTCATCTTGTCCTGTTTGCCCAGGAAGCGGAATCGGTAGAAAAAAGTAACGGCCCCCTTTTTGGAGATACGTACCCACAGACCATCACGGTCTGCCTTTTCTTCAACTTTGTCTCGTTCGCGCCCAAGGCACGACTTTAGATAACTATCTGAAATAGCCATGATTTGTCCCTGCGTGTGTCCATCAGAACGGGAGGTTATGTGTCCATCATAGAATATGGACGCACTGGTGGACACAAAAACCATGACTTATGATGTCGTAGGTTGACTGTACATGCAAACAGTATAATTTTTGGAACGGCTGATTTGATGGGGGTCTTGAGGCGTTTTTGTCGGAGGTTTGCGTAGGCTGGCGGGGTATCAATTATCGATGTGAGCAATAATGGAGAAGTTTCTTATGTTCTTCATAAATATGAATTTTTTAACTCGCTATGCAGATAATTGGTTCTTGATGGACACAGCGGTGGACATCCCACAGTAACTACCCCATCAACGACTGGCCTGCATATTACACTGTAGCGCCGAAATCGTCAGCATACGATCTCTTCATTAACATACGATGTTACATCACCGGGCAGTCGTCGAACTCACCCAGGCGCGCATCGTTGATGATGTAGGTGATCACGCCGAATACAGGCCGGTCAGAATCGGCCATCTCATCCTTTTGACGCAATAACTCCCTTTTCCCATTATCCAAGTTCTCCAGATGCGGTTGTGGGTGCGTCCGGTAGCGCTTAATCCTGAACTCACCTCCGTCAGTGCAAACCAGCAGCGAACCATCACACGGGCTCAGAGATGCGTCGACAACAAGTAAAGCACCGTTGAGTATACCTTCCCGGTAATGCGTTGCACCGGCCCGCATAAAGTACGTAGCCGCTGGCCTGGTGATGATGCGCTCGTCAAGCGATATACGCTGTTCAACGTAATCCGTAGCTGCCGAAGGAAAGCCCATTAGAAAACCCTCCCCATGTTACGCAGGATCCAGTATCGGTTCTCACTTCCGTTTGTTGTCTTATCGGCGAAGTCCGGCTGGTATCGCTCGATCCATGAATTTGCATCCTCCTGGCTGAAATGCCAGTGCCTCTCCTGCAATTCGGCGATGAATTTGTCTGTATGCAGGCAGAGATAGCCCTTCGGGTTTTGCTGTATGGCCGCAATAAAAGCAGCACGAATATCCGGTTGACGAGGCATTAACGAACCCTCACTCGCGCATTGGCTGTATGCATATACAGTAGTATTTTTATGAAAACAGATCAAGCACAGGCAATTTTTACTTAAGAGGGGGCCGGTATGTTTGTTGAACTGGTTTATGACAAACGTAATGTTGAGGGGCTCGAAGGGCCAGAGAGATCATTCTGACCGAGCTGACGAAGCGAGTGCACCAGATTTTCCCTGATGCTGAAGTGAGGGCAAAGCCGATGCAGGCGAACGGCTTGAATAGCGATGCCAGCAAAAGCGATCGGGAAAAGCTCAATCGCATGCTGGAGGAAATGTTTGAAGAATCCGATATGTGGCTGGTTTCTGAGTTTCCGACAGTCCGCCAGGTCGGTATGTAACAAAATCTGGCAGCCATCTATTATCTGGCTGCCAATATTTAATTACGAACCAGACTCATTCCCCGCAGCTTCCAGGGCTGCCTTCTGGCGTTGATTCCATACACTGTTTTCAGGCATGTCGAGTCGCACATCGATCCAACTGTTCGACGGTACATCCATAGGGGCTCCTTTCGTTTTAACGATCTCTCCTTCATCGTTAAGCATGTATTTTCGCTTAAACAAGCGCACCGTAAGACCACCACTTTCCGTTTGCTCAGCTTCAACAACGCCAAGCTCTCCCATTCCGCCTGGGTCCATCGGCGGCAAAAGCTGCCATCCAGAAGAAGCCAGACCTGCTGAACCAGTTAACAAATAGACTCCAACATCCAGGCGGCTTAGTTGAATACCCTCAGCTTCCTCGTTAGCAGTACCGCATCCACACCATGAGAAACCATCTTCGTAGAGATCGGTTCGCTGGTTCGCCTCCTTCGACTGAACGATACGAGCCACAGGAGATGCTGCTTTAAGTGTACCGTCACTGGCTTTTGTCGTGTTACCAGTGCTGTAAACCTCATACCACGGTGTCCATGTACCCTGGTTTGATGTCGTTGCCCCAGTACCTCCACGAACACCCATTTTACCGGAGTTAGTAATCTGGATTTGTCCAATGTAACCACCAGCGAACCGGCACATAGTCAATAATGGGGAGAAGCCGTCAAAATGGTTTGTGGCGTTAACACCCGCCCCACCGTACCAGCCATTGAGTGCCATATAGTTTGCATTGTTACCAAAACTGCCAATAGGGACCCCCTCCCCTGCGCCAGCATTACCACCGATACCGTAATCTCTGTTTCTTACAAGCGCCCCGGCACTTTGGTCTATAACGTTGGTCAAGGTATTGGATGTAGCCGCTGTTCCTAAACCGAGGTTTGTGCGCTT